TCTTGCGTGTTGTCTCGGCAGTCATCACGAATTCTTGCCCGTGGACTAAACCCGCTACTTGCTTTGTGCCGCCGTTGCCTGTGTAACCGCCTTCTTCAAAACCAGATAATGCAGAATTAAGCAGCGCCTTCAATGCTTGCACGGCTGCCAAGCCCGCGATCTGTCCGAATGGCGGAGGGATAACAGAGCTAAACAAGGCCACAATAGATGGCGTGTATAGGTCAAGCAATGCGCTAACAGTCGAGCCAACTACTTTCTTAAGTGCCTCCCCTGCGCTTTCACCGCCCGCAACAAGCGATGCAAAGGCAGCGCCCGCAGATACGGCTATCTGATCAAGTGCCGCGCTCTGTACCTCTGCGGATTCTTTTGCTAGCTTCTCATCTTCCTTCTTAAGATTGGCGCGATCTTGTGCGTACTTATCTTCAATTGCTTTTAACGCCGCTTCGTAAACTTCCTTGTCCTTAATCCCCTGATCTTGCAGCGCCTTGACTTCCGCCGCCTTTAGTTTTTCAAGGTCAATCTCTTGTTTAGCTATCTCTTTTCTACGTTCTAGTGCAGCGTTAACCGTATTAATACCGTCCTGCGCTGCTTGCGCCTGCTGATCTGCAATAGCTTGGAACGCTTGCGAGAAAGCCGTAGCTGTCGCACTTGCCGTCTGTTCCTGTTGTGCCTGTAAGTTGGCAAGCTGATCCACAGATTCTTGGTACGTCGCTGTACCATCCTGCAAGTTCTCGATTAGCTTTTCCTGCTCTTCATTCAACGCCGCTGCCTTGTCCGCAGCATCGCCGTAGATAGTCGCAAAATCTACCGAGCGAAGAGCTTCACCGATGCCCCGCAATGAGTCTGCAAATATCTCGCCCGCCTGCTTTACCTGTTGCTGCCTAATCTGCGCTACAATATCCGCCGTACCTTTCGCAATCTCATCCGCGCTCTGCTGGTATGCGCCCCTAATCTGCAAAGCGTACACGTCTTTAGTATCTGAAGGTAGCGTGCGCAGTCGTGCCAATATCTCATCACGTACTTGCTTTGTGCGCTCTGCATATTGTGCAGGATTGAGCAATCCCTGCTCTATCTCTTTGTTAAGTTTAGCGATAGCAGCCGCATACTCTGGAGTAGATGCAATGATAGCATCTACCGTTGCCGTCAGTCCGCGCTCAATAGCTGATCGTTGCGCGTTGAGAACAGCCGTAGCAAGCGAGTTGTCACCGCCTGCAAAGCGTGCCTGCAATCGTGCAAGTAATTGATCCGCTACTTTGGCGTTCAGCTCTTCTACCTTCTTTGCCTGCTCTTGCGCCTTTGCCAATTCATCAGCACGCTGCTTTGCCCGTATTTGTGCAATAGCGTCTGCGCTTTCCTGCTCCAATTTCTTGAGCTGGATATTAAGTATTTCGCGCTGCGTTGTCTCTAGTTTACCCTTGCCTTTTATAGCTGCAAGCTGCTCATCCAATATCTGCTTTTGAAAGTCACGCTCAATCTCAATGATCTTGATTGCACGCTTGTTTTCGTCCTCGATAGATTGCGCATCTCGTATATCCTGCCTTTTCTTTTCTTCGGCAGTGAGTGCCTTTAATTCTGCTTGCGCTGCCTTTAACGCATCGGCGTATGCCTTTGCCGCTTCTGCTGCTTTTGCCTTTGCTGCCGCTTCTTTCTCTGCGAGTGCTGCCGCCTCTTCTGGAGTTAGGCCACCGTTGTTTGCTTTGTTTACTTCTTCTTGAGCTTTTGCCTGCTCATTTGTAGCGTCTGCGTCCTTCTTCTTTGCTTCTGTCAACGTGCCAAATGCAGACAAGGCATTTTCAATGTTGCCTAAATCAAACGAAGCAACGGCATTAATTAGCCCTACGATTGCATCGCCCAAGTTGGTAATAACTGTGAATACAGTTTCACCTAATGACTTGAGATAGTTCCACGCTTTAGTTAGAAACTCACTTGCCCCGGTAACGTCGCCGATCCATTTTACCAGCTTGACAAAACCGCCAATTAGTATTTGAACAGGAGCAAAAGCAATTCTCAAAACTGTAGTTAGAACTTTTAGTCCAAGTACAAATCCGTTTACTGCGACCGTTACAATTGTTCCTATAACATTGCCAAGCGTCTTGAGAATGTTAGTATCACCGCCAAGCCCAGAAAACGCCCCGACAATTACATCCTTAACCTTGCCAAAACCGTCAATGATTGGCGATATAATAGGGGCGATAAGTTCTTGGTAAATTCTGTTGAGCGCCTGCCCTACTTCTTTTTTTGCAAGCTCAAAGATGCGCCCAAAATCGGGCGGCGGGATCGTTTGGTCGATTACCTTCCCTGCTTCCGTCGCTGCTTTCTTAACCGCCGCTGTATCAATTGGCGCGCTGAATATCTTACTATACGCTTCGCTACCAATATCTTCTGCAATGGAGCCGCCAAACGTAGTTAGCAATTGACCGCGCAAAGACTCCGAAATCTTTCCCGCCTTAAATGCCTTATCAATCTCTGCGATTGATTGCGTCAATACCTCTTTGCCTGTAAGCGTTCCCTTTTGCGCCTGCCTAGCTAGGTTTTCAAGCTGCTTGCTAGTCTCACCACCGATGCCCTGCAATTGCGTAAGCAGATCGCCGGACTTAATACGGTTTTGTAACTCTTTGATACCATCGCCAACTTTGGCAAAGTCTTTGAGACCTACTTCGCCGGCTTTTCCTAGCAAGCCCGTAAACTCTTCCGCGCTAAATCCAGCTTCTTTTAGGTTTGGCGTGAACTCTTGGATAGCGTCCAAGTAACCGCCAATATCACTAACGCCCTTCTGTGCTCCCGATGCTACCAAGTTCAGCGCATCGTTAAAGCTCAAGCCGTACTGCTTAATAAGCGGCGATAACTTGCCCACTAACTCCGGCGTCTCTGTACCTAATGCCTGCGCTACTTGATTGGATCGTATCGCAGCTTCATCTAAACTATCGAGCGGTATAGCATCGCCGAGAGTTTGTCGTAATGATCCTACAATTTTTGCTGCATCGGCTGCGCTTTCACCTACGCCCTTAACAAATGCATTGTCCGCTGCCGTCTCTAGCTTGCCTAAATCTTCGCCTGCTAGCCCCGTGCTGATTGATAGCTGCTTAAGCGTCTTGTCAAACTCTACGCCTGCTTCAAATGCATCGCCAAATGCGCCCGCTACTGCCCCAATAGTAGAGCTAAAAACTTCCATTCCAGCGGACAAAGAACCCACAACAGGAAAAGCAGCAGCGAAACCGCTAGTCAATCCTGACAAAGCACCGCCAGCGTCTCCACCTTTTAAGGATTCAAACGCGCCTGTCAGTTCTTCTTTGAAAGATTTAATACCCTTATCATCAATTTCTGGACTGACAACAAGTTTATCTACTTCTTTTAGCGCATTCTTGAGATTATCACTTTGCGCCTGCGCTGCTTTAAGCTCCGCTACCAACCCATCGAAAGCATCGCCGCTATTGTTGCCCGCCGCTATCATTGCAGCAATGCTGTTCTTAAGCTGCTTTACTTTCCCGTCGCTAACAGTAAAAGCCGATGTGAAGTCTTTAGATAGATCGCGTACTTCTTCACTAGCTACGCCAATCGTATCTATTGCTTTAGTAAGATTCTTGAGAAAATCTTTAGTATCTACGGTTAACTGAACGGTAGCTTTTTCTGCCATTACTTCATTTCAAGTAGGGTATTGCAATACTTCTGAACATCGGTAATTGTTACATGATGCCAGAATCCTTCGGTCTCAAAATCTTTTGCGTCCTGTTCTGATAGCTTGGTTTTATCTGCCGTCGTTTTAATGCAATCAATACCGAGCATAAGTGCGCTCATTGTGTGCGGTAGCTCCTGCATTTGGCGATGCAACGCGGCTGCTTTTATCATGTTGCTCTTTGCCCACTCGGTTAGGTCTAGCTCGGTAAAAGTTCCACCGTTGCTGATTGCTTTATCCACAAGTGCGGCAAAGTCTGCATCTTCTGCGTACATCTTCGATACGCTTGCCATTATGCGGTCTTTGCTGTGCTCTTCAATGTATGAGCTGATCTTGCCTTGCCATTCTTGCAAGAGCTTCGCGTTCGCTACTGATAGCGGGATAGGTTCAAAATTCATTATGTGTCCTTCGAGGTTTGTTGAGACGCTTTCCGCTGGCTTTCTCGTACATGTATGCCTGTTCGCCTACATCACCAGTCCACCACGGCTTCTTATAGTTAATTGCTTTTTGGATATTTACCAGCTTGTAGAATTCCGCGTACGCCATATCCATGACTTCGTAGTAACTCAATCCCCATTCGGGTGCGTATTGCAGAGCCATTGCCATAGATGATGCGCTTGCTGGTAATGTGTCGGTGTAGTTATCGTCTATGTCCATTGTAAAGTTAGGATGCTCTTGCGAGAATCCGTACTTGTCTAGCAGCTTCACATCGTGAATTTTCCACATAGTGACCCGCCAAACTTCGTATAACTCATTGCTTGTGTGAGCTGCGAAATCGATCGACGTATTGAGCCACCTCCGAGGCCGTCACGTCCTGCCAAAATTCGCTGTCGTTTGCGCTCTTGATAGCGTCCGATTCCTGCTCTGTTAGCTTGCTATAATCCACCGTAGCCCGTATGCAGTCAATGCCGAGCAGCATAGACTCCATCGTCTGCGGGAAAGCGTCTAGATTGAAGTACATTTGACGCCCTATTTCTGGGCTATCTTTTAACAGTACGACTAGCGAGTCTTTCAACTCCTGCTCGGCTATGGCCTTTGCTGCTTCCTGCGTCATCGGCTCGTATTCCAGTTCCGGCTGCTTTGCTTCTTTGCGCTGTTCATTCTCGTAATCATGCTGCGCCTTATGTGCATCTATTAGCCCCACAATTCGCGCCTGAAGCGTTACATTGTTCACCATGCCCACTTCGTCGATTAGCTCGGCTAACTCTTCGCTACCGTGCCGCAATCGCGCAATCGTGCGAAGCATGTACTCAACGCTACGTTGCTGTATGTGATTGCTAATGCGCTGATACCAGTCCTTGCAAATCTGCTGATTGCGTAGCGTGACCGGTAGATGGTCTATTTCAATGCCGTTAAGTTTCATTGTGTGTCCTTAAAAATAGGGGGCCAGTAACTGACGGGACACAGATCGCCAGAACCAGCCCCCAGTATGCGTATCGCTACGCTAGATTAAGCAAGGTCAACGAGCATCTTACCATAAGGATAGGTAGATGCGCCGATTGTTACCGTTGTGATGGTTGTAGATGTAAGTCCAACGTAATCATTGAGTACGGCGGAAGGTACTACAAGATTTGTAGTAATGCTTGTTGCGATAGCCGTAAGCGTTGGCTTAACGTAAGCTGTACCTGCGAAGTTTACAGAGCCAGAAGACTTTGAGACTTTAACAAGTCCAGCCCATGCAAGACGCATGCCATCACTCAATCCGCCTTTAATCTTTGCGCCCTTCACAAGCATAGCAAGTTCTGTGCTCCCTGCTGATGCTCCACTGATAATTTCACCGTTCTCCATCGTAAGCTCTTCTGTTGTAGCTGATGATGTAGAAGCCGGTGCGTATGTCTGGACAAAATCCCAGTACAGCTTATCAGCTTGTACTTGGTCGAGTGTCCATGTGCGAATACCGTTGTCATCGTTTGCCCCGTCTGACGTAATCTGCGCTTCGCAGGTATAGACGGGAGTAGTCGATGCAAAGGTTGTCTGTGTTGTGCCAACGGTAATTGTAAAGAACTCTGCCTTACGACCACCATTGATTACATATCCAGATAGTGCCATTTTATTTCTCCATTTTAATTAGTGCTGTTAAATCGCGCACGTATGTATCGCGATAGAATGTATGCAGTCCGTGCTCTTCGTTGTTCTCTGCTAACCATCTGCCGATCAGAGTGGTGTTGCGTATGAGCTTCTTCTTGAGCACTTCAGGATCGCCGCTGTAACCATTGTGTGCGATCGTGATAGTTGTATCTACGATGCTGTAACCAGCGCCGCGGATAGTGTGTGCAATCTGCTCGTGTGCGTAACCTTCCCAGTAAAACTCTGGAGTGTTGCGATACATCCGCAGTTGCCCGATGTTAAAGTATTCGTTTTCGTTTGCTTCGCCGATCAGCTTCTTATAGCATGACAGCGACGCTTGTCCCGCCATAAAACCACCTACGCCGCCGCCATGTCGAAGCGTTGCCTCTGCTATGCCTTCGTGCTGCTGCTCGCAAAGGTACTCGTCGCAGTCCATCCAGAAGATCCATTCCTTCGTAGCCATTTGACCGCATAGATTGCGAGCTTGTGCAAAGCTGAATTTGCCCTTTTCGTACGTCCACTCGCGCGAGCGGATTGTGTGGTGCTCGTCGGTATGCTCTACCATATCGCTTACGTGATGTTCGCGCCCCTGCTTATTAAGCAGGATGCAGACTTCCGCATTTTTTGGTAATGAGCGGAGCATCCCTTGCATACTCTTATGCATATCGTCATGCGATGCGATAACGCAAAAGCTGACTGGGAAACTATCTAGTTGTGTGTCCTGTGTGTCCATGTGTCCTAGACTGGTTGTATAACAAATGTGACAGTAGCAGCAACGCCCATCTGTATCTTATTGCTGCCCGTGTTAAAGTTGCCTACGTTGCCATCTACGTGCATTGATGTAATAGCCGTGTAGAATTTGCCGTCGTTGTTGCTGCCTAGCGCGTCCAGATCGTACTGTTCTAAAGCGTACTTGATACGGCTGGCAATATCGCCCGCCCGCTCGTTAGCTATGCCCAGCTCACTAGGGTCTGCTTCTATCATGGCGTTGCACATAATCTCAACCAATGCACGCCCAAGTCCCAGACTCAAGCCCGTCTCTGCATCCGTATCGTATTGCATCTGGCTGATGTATGGATAGCAGATCGTCGTGTTCGACTCGTATGCGTCTGGCCTCCATATTCTACGCGGCGTAAGATTGCCGTCGCTGTTGAGAGCATCGATGATTGTATCAACAATGTACTGCATCGAATTGGTCGCCATTATCCGAACTCCTGTAAGAACTCATCGACGATTGTAGTTTCAAGCTCTTTGATAA